TCGACACGGCTTGCGGTAACTCGCTTTATCACAGGACATCCGCTAGATGCGGTCGAAGGAGTCGCACTCAAGGAAGGATGGCCAGTTTGGCTGTCCGACCTGAAAGTGCTGACATCTAACCCTCAAGGGATAAAACTCTTACTGACACTTTTGGTGTCTTTAAGAGGAATACACCTCGATGCGGTACTAGATGTAACACCAATCATCTCACCGTGGGGTGGCTCTGACTCCATTACGGAGAAAGAGTTTAACCACGCGGCGAGACAATTGGGGATTCGTCCGACTAAGGTGGAATTCAGTAGGTTCCATATGTCTACTAAGTCAGGACCGTTGGGACAAGCCATCTTAACCTCGGTCTCCGAGCTTACGCTACTACCTAAGGAGCTGATCGATAATATTCGATTGCTCGCGGGTGGTAGCCTGGGCGAGAAGATCTCGGCTTTGATGGTTGGCCGTTTCGGCGATCTGAGCTTAGCAAGTATATGGGCCACTTTATTCCCACCTAAGACTGCTTCTTTCAGAAAGCTGTCCTACTTCAGTGATAAAGAGGGAAAGACCCGTGTGATTGCTATCCTTGATTATTGGAGTCAGACTGCCCTACGCCCGCTTCATAAGGTTATGAACCAAATGTTGCGTCGTATAGGACCAGACTGCACCTTTAACCAAGGTAGCTTCACACGGATCCTACCTCTCAGTCCTTTCCACTCTCTGGACTTATCTAATGCTACGGATCGCATGCCTATAGCTTTGCAGCTACGGGTAGTGAAACGTATCATCGGATAAGAACGGAGTGTGGCCTGGGCTCACATCCTTACTGGGTATGAGTATAACTCCAAAGGGAATCCATCAGTTAAATATAACTGTGGACAACCAATGGGGGCATACTCATCATGGCCAGCGATGGCTCTCACTCATCATCTAATAGTTCGCGTAGCTGCGTTACGTGCGGGTTTCCCGCATTTCACTAGCTACTGCTTACTAGGAGATGACATTGTGATTGCTAACGCAGCTGTTGCACAGCAGTATAAGGCCTTGTTAGCTCAACTCGATATGCCCATCTCAGAGCAGAAGACTCATGTGTCCGAAGACACATTTGAATTCGCTAAGAGATGGTTCCATAAAGGGATTGAGGTCACAGGGTTTAGTACTGCTGGTATCGGTAGTGTGTGGAAGCGTTATTCACTTCTACACAATTACCTATGCACGCAGCGTGACCATGGTTGGGACCTAGAGATAGGAAGGCACCCGGAACTAATCTCAGCCATATACCGTTTATACGGCAAGCCAGCGCAAGCTGAGCGAGTCGTTAAATTGTATATGGTGTTCGATGCGTTGGCGCAAGCCAAGAATACGGGAGATCACTCTTTACTCGCAACGCGAGTAGAGAGCTTCTTCGGTATTCCTGTCTCACTGCAGCTTCCCCGGTTATCCGTGGAAGCACTCGATTTGAATCAGCTTATGAGGCTGGTTCGGGTCGAGGCAGCGAAACGGCTCATCGAACGAGATTTTGGGCGTTTCCAAAAGGATGCATATCGTATCAGCGTAAGCTGAACGGGATGCTCTTTAAGAAATGCCCAGGCTTGGATGTCCAGTCCTACCGAAAGGCGCTAGGGAAGAATTCCCCCTTAATCCTAGTCCTCAATGGAATGATCCTCGAGAGTGCCATGGTCTTAAATAAGACCTTTGGCAAAGCGGTGGGTGTTACCCGCCACTCAACTCGAGAGTTTCAGGCCATTGAAGGTTGGGATGAAGGCCAACAAGTGTTAGAGGAGTCCTACTTAAATGTAGGAGTCTCTAAGTACTTTGTTAGCAAGGGAGTTTTCTCCATGCGCGCCGCCCACTCTCTGTCACTTGCGGACTCAATGTTAGTCAAAGCTATTCTCGACGTTAGTCGGGATCTAGCAGAGAAGAACACTTGGGCTCCCGCACTTGAAGGGGGTGGTGCTGTGCCGCAGGAGGAGACGCAACCTACTCGCGAGGTACGGAGAGTCAAATTACCGATCCGGATTCCATCCGGGCCGGTGATAAGATTACCGCCTGTTGAGCCGAGGGAGCCTTAGCTCCGGTTGTTGGGACATGGGCTCTCCAACAGTTCCGAGGCAGTGAGCGTTCTTATGGTAGCGCTTACCACGTTACTATGGGGGGCCTCTGCCTTCGCCTCTATCCTTAGGCTCCAGCGACCCCAATAAGATGCGGTCACTGATCGGGCTACCAACCCGGTAGTAGAGCCATCCGCAAGGATGAGTAGTCTCGCGGGCACCAGAAATTCTGTTTTAGAATTCCTTGTGCACCTATCCACTTACGTTCGGCTCTCGGAACGTAACGCAGATCCCTGCTCTAGAAGGTAGCGTGATCTAGCACTAGAAAAAGTAGCTCCTTTTCTGGAGTACTTCTTCCATCCCCCCCACCAAGGGTGGTGGAAGGAGTGTGCTATTTCATTGCGCCGACTATTGAAAGGCTGGTTACGGCCTCAGTAGCTACAGTTCCTGTGAAATAAAGCAGGTTAACTACCTTATACAATAGGTGTGCTGTGGTTGCTGAGGTCCGAGTAACCTAACCAAGGTCATTGTGAAATAAAGCAATGTAATGCCCTAT